AACGGCTTACCGGTCGTTCAGAGGCTTCCCGGAGTTCGGTTCGGAGTGGCTCGGACGATTGGATCTGCGTGTTGAGGCTGCGGTGGCGCTGCTGTCGGCTATCCCGGCCCTGACGTAACGGTTCCGGCCGTTGCGGGCGCGCGCGGCAGCACGGTTCATCTGGCACGTGAACGCGGTGCCATACAACACGAGGAGCCCGTCATGGGTCTCAAGATCAATACTGCCACCGTCGCCTCCGCGCTCGCTCTGGCAACGCCCTTTCTGACCAGCCTGCTGTCTGGCAAGGGTGCTGCCTATCAGAAGATTGCCAGTCAGGCCGTGCGCTCGGCTGTCACCACCACCGACAACGGCATCGACAAGCTGGTGGCGTCCTTCACGAAGTTCGAAGCAGAACAGCCGCTGGTGCAGACCGCTGCTTCCGAGTTCGTGACGCTGGCCAAGGCTGCCGGTTTCTCTGTTCCCACGCTGGACGCGGTACAGATCCATATCAAGTCGGCGATTTATGATCTGGCGACAGCCATTATCCCGGCTGATCAGCTCACTGCCCCGGCCGCTTCGTCCGGGACCGCTGCGGGCTGATGACGAACGCAGCCTCAGTGGCTGCGGGCGTAATTCTTCCGTCGTGGCTGGCGATTGTCCTCTTCCTTCTGGGGGCAATCGTCACGGTCGGGGTGGTGATTGCGTGGCTGCGGCATCATGGCCTCGACCGTCGGGTTGACGCTCTGGAACGAAACAGGCGGGAAGACCAGGAGCGGTCGCAACGCCTGGAACAGATGATGCAGAGCGTCATTTCAGGTCAGCAGTCACAGAATGGCGACATCAAGAACGTCAAGGAAATGCTGCACACAATCGTTCAAGGGCACATGCGGAATGGATGAATTTCTTCGTGCCCTCGTGCTGACGGCTCTCGTGTCGTTTGCCGCAGGCACTCTCTTGGGGGCAGCAATCATCGGGACATCCTGCCCTTCCACCATCCATCTTTCACGCGGAGAGCGGCTGTGAACCCTGCTGTGAGGCGCCTTCTTATCGAGCTTCGGCGCTGGTACGTTCTGGATGCCATCGCGCAGATGGCGAACCGGAGCCTGAATGCCGATATCATCCTGATGAGCCTTCGGGCCATGGGGCATCCGGCGAGCGTTGATGACGTTCGCGAGGACCTTGAGCTTCTGGAACGTGAAGGTTGCCTGACGCTTGAACGTCACACCGTGTCTCCTGGTCGCTTTCTATGGGTCGCGACCCTTACGGCCGAGGGCCTTCAGGTTCGCGACAACACACGTGAAGTTCCCGGCGTGGCAATGCGGAAGCCTTTATAAGCCATGGCTGAACGTCCGTCTTCCATCGACAAGCTGCCCCAGGAGGTTCGCGACGAGATTGCGAGCCTGCGCGGGGCTGGTCATACGATCGACGAAATCCTTGCGGCGCTGCGTGAATTGCACAGTACCGAGATCAGCCGATCCGCACTTGGCCGCCATATCAAGACAATGGAAGAAGTCGGCCGCGACATGCGACAGTCGCGCGAGATCGCGGAAATGCTGGTCCGTCAGCTTGGTGATGAACCGGAAAGCCGGGTTGTCCAGGCGAATATCCAGTTGATGCATAGCTTCATGATGAAGCTGTTCATCGGTGATGATGAAGCTATCCGGGAGATCAAGAAAGATCCTCAGTCCATCATGATGATGGCGAAAGCGCTGGATCACCTGACGCGATCCAGCAAGACGGACGCGGATTTCGTGGCGAAGGTTGAAGCACGGGTTGAGGCGCGGATCAGGGCAGAGACGGAAGCCCGACTGAAGACCGTGGTCAAGGAAAAGGGGATGACCGCCGAGACCGCGACGATCATTCGCAACCGGGTTCTTGGAATGAAGTCGTGACGGAGAAGGCAGAGAACCTGCCGGACGTCTGGCACGGGGCGCAGGAAAACGGGGATTATGCCCTGCTGAAATACCAGCAGGAGGCGAACGATGCGATCCTCGCCTATGACGTTCTGTTCTGGGAAAAATCGCGCCGGATAGGCGCGTCCTGGGGAATCAGCTGGCTGGCCGCCATGATCGCAGCGCTCCTGCCGACGGAAGGCGGCATGGACGTCTTCTACATGGGCTTCGAAAAAGACATGACCCGTCAGTTCATCTCTGACACCGGGGATCATGCCCGCCTGCTTCAGCTTGCCGCTACAGACATGCAGGAAGAGATCTTCAATGATCCGAACAGTCCTGACAAAGACCTGAAAGTTTACCGGATCGACTTTGCATCGCGCAATGAGGTGCTTGGTCTGCCATCGGTGGCACGGGCTTTCCGATCCAAACAGGGTCTCGTCATTATCGACGAAGCCGCGTTCATTGATGACCTTGCGGCCGTGCTGAAGGCAGCTTTCGCCCTTCTGATCTGGGGCGGCCGGATCGTTATCGTCTCCAGTCATAATGGTGCGGAGAACCGGTTCAATGAGCTGATCCAGGAGATCCGGGCCGGGCGCCATCCTGACTATCATGTCATCCGCACGACGTTTGATGATGCCCTGAAAGACGGTCTTTACAAGCGCATCTGTCAGAAACTGGGAAAGACCTGGTCTGAAGAGGCCGAGGCTGAGTTCAGGGCAAAGACGATCCGTCAGTACGGCGATGACGCGGATGAAGAGCTGTTCTGCATTCCCAGTAACGGCTCGGGGAAATATCTTCCCCTGGCGTGGATCGAGAAATGCCAGATTTCAGACGCCAAGGTTGTTCGCTGGCAATGTAACGACGAGTTTGTCCATCTGGACGAGCACATCCGTTTTCAGCTGTGCGACGAGTTTTGCCGGGAAGAGTTGCTCCCGCTTCTCGAAGCGTTGCCGGAGGATCTGCCGCATGTGGCAGGGCAGGACTTTGGGCGGTCAGGAGACCTGACGGTCATCTGGCCTCTGTCCATTCTGGCCACGCTCGTCCTGCGCACGCCTTTCACCGTTGAACTGCGGAATGTTCCTTTCGAACAGCAAAAGCAGATCCTCTGGTTCATTTTCGATCGTCTTCCCAATTTCCGGGCGGCGAAGCTGGATGCCGGTGGCAACGGTGAATGGCTTGGTGAAGTGTCCGTGCAGCGATATGGCACGCGGATTGAGGCGGTAAAGATCTCGACGGGTTGGTACGAAGAGACGATGCCGCGCCTCAAGGCAGCGTTTGAAGACACCACCATTCTGATTCCGAAGGACCGTGAGACGCAGGACGATCTGCGGGCGCTGCGGAATGTGAAGGGGGTCGGTCGTGTTCCGGACCTTCGCACCACCGATGCCAACAAGAAAAAGCGGCACGGGGATGCAGCCATTGCTCTTGGCATGGCGATCGCTGCCAGCCGGGAAGAACCGGCCGAGTATGGCTGTGACGTCATCCAGTCTCCCCAGCAGATTGAAGACAACCGCCGCCCGGATGGACGCTCTTCCATTGAGCAGGAAATCGCCCGCGAGCACTTGGGGCGTGATGACGGAAATATGGGTTTTCGAGGGACTGTGCTGTGACGAATAGTGTTTCTCTGGATCTGGCCTGTGCGGTCATTCTGGTGCTTTGCGCTCTTCTGGTTTGGGTTGCGCATCTGGCGTCTGAAGCACGCGCTGAACGCGATGCGCAGAAGCTCAAAATGGCGTCTCTGGAAGCGCAGAAGGCACAGCTCGCTCTTTCCCAGGTGCAGGCATCAACGGCTCCGACAGATGATGCTCTGACGCAGATCCTGAACAAGGCGGAATTCTGATGCGGGTTGCTCTGTTGTTTCTGGTCCTGCTGGGTCTGACCCGTTGTGCCGCAGACCCGCAGCGTGTGTGCCCGCTCGTCGTGCCATGGTCGGCTGAGGATCAGAAGGCGTTAAGTCGCGCTTTAGGGGCGGATAAAGACCGTCTTATTCACCGGGCAGTTCAGGAGGACGCAGGGTATCGTGCTTGGGCGCGTGGCTGCCAGGGGGTGCACTGACCATGGCTGGTAAAGTGCTTGATCAGTATGGAAACCCCATCGAACGAAAGGTCCTGACGCAGCAAATTGCGGGACCCGACTTCATTGGCCAGCGCCCGGCTGTCCTTTCGGATCTGCCGATCGGTCTGAATCCCGTGATCCTGGGCGAAGCACTGCGAGCGGCTGATGGCGGGGACAGTCTCGCATGGCAGACCATTGCGGAACTCATCGAAGAAAAGGATGCGCATTACCAGGGCGTCCTCGGCACGCGGAAGCGCTCGGTGGCGCAGCTGCCGATCACCGTTGATCCGGCGAGCGATGATCCGCAGCACAAGAAGCATGCCGAATTCATTCAGGATTGGTTACGGCTGGGCATTCTGGAAGATGCCCTGCAGGATATTCTGGATGCCATCGGCAAGGGATGGTCTGTGCATGAACTGACCTGGGACTTGCAGCCGGGATGCAACCAGATCGTAGCGATGGAGTGGCGACCGCAGCGCTGGTTTGAACCGAGCTATCAGGATGGTGAGACAATTCTGATCCGGGAGATCAATGCAGAGCCGGCTCCGGCCAGTGTGGAAGGTGCGCCGGTTCAGGCCGGGTTCAAGGCCATGCCGCCACACAAGTTCATTGTCCACAGACACAAGAGCTGGTCTGGTCTGACGATGCGGTCCGGCCTGACACGGACGGTCGCATTCCTGGTCATGTTCAAGCATTTCACCACGCGGGACTGGGGACTGTTCGTTCAGAGCTATGGTCTCCCGCTGAGGATCGGAAAATTCGGTCCAGGCGCGTCTGAGGAGCAGAAGCGTGTTTTGCGCCGAGCAGTATTTGATCTGATGGGTGCAGCGGGCGCGGTCATTCCGGACAGCATGCAGCTGGAAATGATTGAGCCCAAGCATGGTGCTGGATCGAACGATATTCATCAGCGGCGCTGTGACTGGCTGGACGCGCAGATGAGCAAGGTGGTTTTGGGTCAGACTGGCACCACGGACAGCAAACAGGGAGCGCACGCTTCCGGCGCAATCCACCGACTTGTTCAGGAAGACATCGAACGTGCGGATGCACGGTTAGCCTCTGGCACGATCAATCGTCAGGCGGTTATGCCAATGATCGACATGACGTTTGGCCCGCAGCCGATGGGGAAATACCCCAGGATCAGCATTGGACGCCCTGATGAGCCGACGGTCGCGGATGTGACGAACGCGCTTCAGTGGCTTGGACCGCAGGGATTGACGGTTCCGACCACAGAAGTGCGTCAGCGTCTTGGGTTCTCCGAGCCGGAAGATGGGGAGGAAGTGGTCGGCGGGCGGGCACCGACACCACCGGCAACGCCGCCTCACATGCTCCCGGGCGAAGTGCGGCCCGCACAGGAAGACCCGCCCCATGCAAGTGCTCCGACGCCGCAGGATGAGGCCGAAACCGAGACGAAGCAGACGCTGCATTCACAGCTTGGGCAGGTTCTGATCCGCCACACGCGAGATAATGGGCCTGGGCTTGTGTCAGCCCTGTCCGCCAGCGCGGCACGGGAGTGTGCCGAGGGATTTGCCGCAATGTGCCGTCCTGCACAGGACGCCTACGAACAGGCAACCTCGCTTGAGGATTTCCGCGCCCGGCTTGAAGTCGTGCGGCTGCCGCCTGAAAAGCTGGCAGATGCGATGGCCAATGCGATGATGGTGGCGGAGCTGGCTGGCGAAGCCATGGTCCTCGATCAGATGCGCGCTGATGGCTGAGAGCATCCTTCAGGCTGTCAGGCTGCCGCCGAAAGACGCGCTGGCCTATTTCCGGCAGAAGGAAAACGTCTCGACAGATCACTGGACGGACGTCTGGCAGGAAGGTCATGCGAAGGGTTTTTCTGTTGCTGGAGCGTCTGCAAGAGACCTGTTGAAGGATCTGCGTGGCGGCGTCGAAAAGGCCATGTCCCAGGGCGTGACCATGCAGGAGTGGCGGAAGGAATTCCCCCAGATCGCAGACCGCTACGGCTGGCAGTACAACGGATCTCCGGGCTGGCGTGCGGATATCATTTACGACACCAACATGACCACAGCGCTATCTGCGGGGCGCTACCGGCGGATGGTCACCCCGGAGGCTCTGGAGCTGTATCCCTTCTGGCGATACACGCATCACGCCTGTATGCACCCTCGGCCGCAGCATGTTGCCTGGGATGGACTGATCCTTCCAGCGGATGATCCATGGTGGCAGACGCACTTTCCTCCGAATGGCTGGCGATGCCATTGCACTGTGGAAGTGGTGTCCCGCGCGAAGCTCAAACGCATGGGCTGGGAGGTTTCTGAAGCACCGCCGATCGAGACGCGTCCGTGGATCAATCCGCGCAATGGGACGGTGCACCAGATTCCGGTCGGGATCGATCCGGGGTTTGCGTATAATCCGGGGCGCGCCTGGAAGACGAATGAGGATATCCGTTCCGGGCGTGCGCAGAGCCGTTTCGTGGCCGAGGATGCCGGGCCAGCCCATACACCGAGCCGGCAGCCGGTTGCCCCGGACATAATGGTCCATCGGCCGTCCGTACAGCCGGAGATAGCTCCGCATGTGCATGTTCCGGAACCTGCGCAGCACCGGCCTTTGTCAGAGCCCGAACAGCAGCATACTGACATCAAGGGGATGCTGGATATCCTGCACTCACCAGAGGGGACGCGGGAGCTTCCGGTGGGGACTCTGCCCTCTGATGTCCAGGCGGCCCTTGGGGCAAAGTCTGACCGTGCCCTGTTCTCGACGGTAACGGCGCGCAAGCAGCTGAAGAACCACGCAGACCTGACAGATGATGATTACCGGCTTCTGCCGGAGATCCTCTCGAACCCTGTTGTCATTGCCCATTCGCGGGCACTGCACCTGCTGTTGTTCCGGCGCCTCGGGAAGCTTTATCGTGCAGTCGTTAAGGTCACTCAGGACGGGCAGCATATTTACGTGCAGTCATTCCACGTCACGACAGTGACAGAGGCACGTCGGGCCATGAAGGGGCGCGATGTGGTCAAAGGGACGCTGGCAGACCTGGAAGATGATGGTGACGTACCGGCCGGGCCTCACAGTAACCCGGCATAGCACTCCCCTCGAAACCGAGGGTGTTACGGCTGTGAGAATTACACCGTGTCACAGCACGCCACCGGGCATAGTCTAGCGCGTTCAGAAAAGGATTTCCACAATGGCGTTGATGCAGGTTCGGGGCGACTGGGCACCGATGCGGGGGGCGCTGGAGAAGATCGCTGCCATTGGCCGATCACCACAGGCGGTCCTTGAAGCGATTGCTCTGGAACTGGAAGACAATACGCGGCGTCGGTTCACGACGAACGTTGCACCAGACGGGAGCCAGTGGGTTCCCCTCAATCCCGCATATGCGTCGGGCCGTAAACCATTGCCGATCCTCGTGCAGAGTGGGCGGTTGAGAAACGATCTTTCAAGCGAGGTACGTGGACATACGATCATTGTCGGATCTGCCGTGCCATACGCAGCCGTGCATCAGTTCGGCGCGACAATCATTCCCAGTACAAAAAACAGCCTCGCCTTCAACATGGGCGGCAAAATGGTGCACGCCAAAAAAGTGGTCATTCCGGCACGGCCTTTCCTCGGCTTCGGTGCTGAGGACCGCGTGGCTGTCGTAGAGCAGTTGCATCTTGCCCTGGAACTGGCAATGCAGGCACGATGAGCATCTGTGGAGTGGTCATCGTGTTTTTGAACACGTTTAAAACAGTTTAAGACGGGTCTGGGGCGCGTTTCAGGCCTCTCCGGGGGGATTGGATGTCCCGGACTGCCTCTATCCGCACACAGCGGGAAATTTCCGGGGTGCAGTCGCGCCCCTGAAGAGAGATCTCTTTCCGTCCGATAGTGGTGGCAATGAACACCGCTGTCACCCTTCTTGATCTGGCACAGCCTTCCACCGAAACCGACCCGGTTCCGCAGTGGGTGCATCTCTGTCCGGCAGGCACATTCAAAGGCATCAAGGGTGATCGACTGACCCTGGCGGATCCTGATGCCGTAATCCGCGCATCCATGGCCGCCGGGAAACTCGTTCTTGATGAAAACCACTCGACGGATCTGGCGGCCCCCAAAGGCAAGCCGGCACCGGCACGGGCATGGATCACGCGCATGGAAAACCGTGCGGATGGTCTGTGGGGTTTTGCGGACTGGACACCGAAAGGCCGGGAACTGATGGCGGCGAAAGAGTACCGGGCGATTTCCCCGGTGATCGAAAGCCGTAGCGGTGCTGTCACAAGAATACTTCGTGCTGCCCTCACAAACGATCCGGATCTTCCGGTGGTGACGCTGCACTCCCACAATACTCCGGAGAAGACGATGGATATCGCAAAAGTCCGTAAGGCGTTGGGATTGCCCGACACCGCGACGGAAGAAGACGCGCTGGCTGCCATGACCGAAAGCCGTACGTCCGTGACGCTGCACAGCAGAGTGGCGACGGTGCTTGGCGTGGATGCCGGTGCTGACAATGGGGCGCTCCTGGCGGCGCTTCAGACCCGCCTGAAGGACAACACGTCCAATGATCGTGTTGCGGAGCTGGAAGGCCAGATCAAGACGATCAAGGAACAGGCATCTCGTGACAAGGTCATGGGCCTGATGGCTCAGGCCGCCGCTGAGGGTGCGGTCATTACCGACAAGCAGCGTGACAATCTGATCACGCTGCACTCCGCAAACGCCGATCTGGCTGTGGACCTGATCAAGGATCTGCCGCGCACGAACCTGAACGGCACGAAGATCACACGCCATTCCGCCGCAGGGGCTGGCAGTGAAGTGCAAACAGGCATCTCGGACGCGGTACTTGCGCCGATGGCTGCTGCCTTTGGCCTGAAGGCCGAAGACATCAAGAAGGAGGCAGGTCATGGCGCTTCAGTCTGATCGTATTCTGGTCCGGGCTGACGGTCCGCGCCTGCGGCCATTCGGCCTTGTGGTTGCTACAGGCCAAACGGTCTTCCGGGGTTCGATCGCCATTGTCTTTTCAGACGGCACAATCGCACCGGCCGGAACAGCTACTCCTTCAGGATTGACGGTTGCTCCCCAGACTGCGGGCATTGCCACGCATTTCCAGAGTAACGTGGCTAACCCGCAGGTCATGAGCGGCCAGTACGGACCAGCACCGGTCGAACTGGATCGCGGCACGTATGCGCTCCCGTTCGACACGGCCCCGACCTGGGACAAGCTCGGGTCTCCGGTTTACGCCGTTGATGACGAGACCGTCTCCCTCACCGAAACCCCAAGCGGCGGAAGCGCCCGGACTCTGGTCGGCACATTTGCCGGTCTGGACGAGACCGGCACGCCCTTCGTGACACTCTGAGGAACTGATCCGTGGATATTAATGCGGGTAACATCAACGCCCTGACAGCGACGCTTAATCTGGCGTTCAACAAGCAGCTGGGGACCGGTCCAAGCCAGTTCCGGCGCTTTTCGATGGAAGTCCCGTCCGACGCCGGCGAGAACTTCTATCCGCGCCTGGCGGAACTTCCCGGAATCCGGAAGTGGGTTGGGCCACGTGAGGTTCATCAGCTGGAAGCTGGCAGCTACGTCATCCGTAACGAGACCTACGAGGAGACGATTTCGGTCAAGCGTGAGGATCTGGAGGATGACAAGTTCGGCTTCCTGTCTTCGTTCGTGGCCCAGCTTGGGCAGGACGCGGCCGAGATGCCGGACCGCCTGTGTTTTGACGTGCTTCAGAACGGTCACACCATTCAGGGCATCGACAAGCAGTATTTCTTCGATACGGACCACATGGCCGTCGGTTCGGACCGCAAGCCCTTCGTTTACGCAAACATTGCGGGTCCGGCAGCTGGGGAGACAGCGGGAGCAGCGTGGTATCTGATGTGCACCACGCGTGTCATCAAGCCGATCATCTACCAGCCACGCCGCGCCTTCGCCATCACGGCCAAGACGCGCCTGACGGATGACAACGTCTTCCATGACAAGGAATTCCTGTGGGGCACGGATGGCCGGTGTGCGGCTGGCGTTGGGATGTGGCAGCTTGCTTACAAGAGCACGCGTCCGCTGAACGAAGAGACGTATGAGGCTGCGCGTTCGGCCATGTCTAAGCTCTGCCGTGCTGACGGGACGCCTTACGGCATCGTACCTGACCTTCTGGTTGTGCCGAGCAATCTCGAAAAGGCCGGCCGCTACCTCCTGAAGAGCGAATACGCACCCACGGTGGTCAATGGCACTTCCGGCACGGCGGCAAATCCCTGGGTTGGTTCTGCCGATCTGATGGTCGCGCCGCGTCTGTCGCAGACGGCGGGAAGCTAAGCCCATGGACACGCCTGAAGGAAAAGAGAACATGGAAAACGGAAAGCCTGACGACGCAAAGACAGGAACCCCTCCCAAGCCCAAGCCGGCAGCAAAGGTTCTTGGGCATGTCCTGACGAAGGGACACTCAATCAAGCTGCATGAAGGTGACACCGTCATCACCTGTGCTGAACCGGGTTTCATGCGTGCCGGGATGAAGCATCCTCATATGAAAGTGCATCCTAAGGGTAGCCTGACGGAAGAGCAGCTGAAGATGTTGCGGGCCGAGCCGAAGATCTCGGTGATCGAGATCGGCGGCTGACATGGCCTACGCCACCGTCCAGGACATGATGACGCGGTATTCCGAGCAGGAAATTCTTGAGGTTACAACGCCTCCGGGAGAAAGCTGGGGCCAGATCGATCAGGTCAAGGTTCAGGCTGCCCTGGATGACGCCACCGATGAAATGGATGGCTACCTGCGGCGGCGTTATCAGACGCCGGTGCTGGTTGTTCCATCCAAGATGGTGTCGGTCTGCTGTGCGCTGGCGCGCTTCTATCTTTGCGAGACCGGATACGTGATCGCAGGAGAGAAAGTCACCGATGCGCACAAAGGGGCGCTGGCATGGCTGCGGGGCGTCAGTGCGGGGTCCATTGTCCTGGAAGGTGAGTTGCAGGGGAACACCAGTGAGAACTGGGCGGACTATCAGAGCCGTCCGGCGTCCTGCGGGGGTGTGTTCGGATGAGGCTGAGTGACAACCAGTATCCGGCCGCGCTGATTGACGGTGACGTTCTGGCGGTTTGCTACAGGGCGATTGAGTCTGCTCTGCAGACCGTCATGCCTGCTGATGGTCGATTTCGGTATGTGCCGATCACGCCCCGACCGAGTGAAATCCAGTGGCGGGCATTTACCGGCAAGATGCCGGTTGTCGGGATCGGCTGGCAGGGATGGCACGCCAACAAGATGGCCGGAGCAGTGTTCCGGGGGCCGTTGGTCTTCTCTGTGGCCATCCTGACTGCACACCGGCAACCAGAAAATCTCTATGTCGGAGACGGTAAGCTGGCGGGTGCTTTCGGCGTTACGGCGGCTGCCATTGGTGTGCTGAACGGCATGAACGTGCCTGGAGCCGGAACGGCTCTGGTCACAAGCGCATCCAGTGTCGAGCTGGCGCAGTTTCTGGACGAAGGTCAGGCTGGCATTCTGCTGACGGTCCAGTTCGAAAATGTGGCGCTCGATATGGATCGGATTGTCCCACAGCTTGATGATTTCAAAATGCTGTTCAGTGAGATTGTGGACAGTTCTTCAGGAGAACCGACGTGACGACAATTCTGGTCGCACCAGCACAGGGGCGTCGCGTCGTGACGCCTGCAGGGCAACTTGTCCCTGAAAAATTCAAGGTCAATCCGGCAGATCCGTACTGGGCACGCGCCTTACGCGACAAGGATATAGTCCCGGCCGATCAGACTGATCCGGCAGCCAAACCCGTGGCGCAGGCTCTCGCATCCGCTCCGGTGACGGCCGAAACCCCAGCGGAGAAGAAGTGATGGATTTCCAGCAGATCCCCGGTGACTGGCAGGTTCCCGGATCCTACACCGAGATTCAGGATGTTCCGGCACAGGGTACGCTGGCCGGAATGCCACTGCGTTGCGTGATTGTCGGCCAGGACAGCTCTTCGGCCCCCAACACGGTTTATACGAATGTCACACCGGATCGGGCGGCTGTGCTGTTTGGTATCGGTTCCGCGCTTACGCAGGCCGTTTCAGCGTTCTCGCTTGAAGTGCCCACACTGAGCGTGGATGTGGTCGGAGTGGGTGCGGCGACGGGAAGTACGGGAGCCAGCGCAACCCTGAAATTCTCTGGTACCGCCACAGCGGGCGCTACCGGAGCGGCTATCCTTGGCGGATATCGCGTTTCATACGCCGTGGCAGCCGGGTCGACAGCAACACAGGCGGCAGCGGCGTTTGTCGCGGCTTGCAACAGCAAGTCCGCCAATGCTGCCAACAGCGCCCTGTTCACCGCGACCGGTCTTGCCGCGACGCTTCAGGCCGATGGGGTCACGGTGTCTCTCAGCAGCTGGGAGGTGGGCGCGTTTACCAATGACATCGACGTGCGGATGTCGTCCGCTTCATTCGACCAGATCCCCGGCATTTCGGTTGCAGTGACGGGAATGGCCAACGGAGCAGGATCTCCGGATATCACCTCGGCGCTCCAGGCATTGGGAGCGACATGGTATTCCGATATCGTTCTGACGTTGAATGATCAGGCCAATATTGGTGCTGCCGTGCAGGAAGCCCGAAGCCGGGCCAATGCGATGGTTGCCAAGGATATGCGGATCTGGGCTGCCTACCGGGGAACGCAGGGGCAGATCCTCAGCCTGACGCAGGCATTCTCCACGGTTGAGGAACTCGTGCTGATCGGAGAGCCCGCCCCGCGATGGTCTCCGTGGAATGCGGCTGCGATCGCCTGTGCGCAGGGGGCACTGTCGCTGAACAACGACCCTGCACGTCAGCTGCGTGGCATCGCACTCAACGGGCTGAACGGATTATCGCCTGAGCGCGGGGATCAGTTCAGCCCGACCCAGCGCAACGTGCTGCTGAATGCAGGCTGCACGACGTTACGCATCAATGATGATGGCAGCGTTGCTTTCGAGCGGGTGGTCACGGCCCGACAGATCAACCCGACATCGCAGGTCGCAACCGGCCCATGGGATGTCATGAAACCGGCGATCGGAGCGCGTGTCCGGTACGAGTGGAATGCCTATGTCGAAGCGACCTATTACAACGCCAAACTGGCAGATGTCGGGTCTCCCCTGGAGAATTCTTCGGGGGTAGTCACGGTCCGGACGCTGAAAGCCTCATGGGTGGCGCAGTGCCTGCTGTACCAGAATCAAGGCTGGATCGATGACGTGGCGACACTCGGACAGCAGGCCGTTTTCGAACGGGATGCGTCCAACCGCAATCGTGTCAATGCGACACTGCCGATCATGCCCATGGGCTCTCTGATCGTGCTGGCCAATATCCTTCAGGTGCAGGTGTAAGTCATGGCTTCAACGATCGGCATCGCCCGCCTCTACTGGCGCGGCAAGAAATACGACGTTCAGAAGGGCGTCAAATGGCGTCTGCCCGGTATGCAGAACAATGACCAGAACGCGACGGATCGCACGTTGCGGTCTCAGGCATGGCAGCAGGGCATGTGCCAGGCGACCGTCATGATCACCACTCAGGCAGATGAAAGTCAGTTCGACCCGGCTCTCGGAGAGGGCGAACTCCAGATCCAGACGGATCTCGGAACCACTTACGTCTTCCCGGACGCCTATGTGCGCTCCAATCCCGATGTCCAGGACAACGGTCAAGCACCCGTCACCTGGTCTCTCAGCACCTTTCAGAAGATTTCCTCATGACCCGCACAATCACACTTTCCACTGAAATGCCGTCTTTCGTTGATGAGCGTCCGGCATTGCCGTCAGGCTGTTCCTGGCAGGACGATGGCTCTGTCCTGATGGTGCTGAATAGGCCCGTCTCGTTTTCCGAAACGTCAGGCGCAGGCAAGCGGGAGGTCGAAGTCGCTGATCTGGTCTTTCAGGAACTCACGGCCGGGGATCTGATTGACAGTTCCGAGTATCGGACGAGTGGCACGCGCACGCTGTTTCTTCTGTGTGCATCGACCGGACGCCGTGGTCCGGCCGGGGAAAATCTTCTGCGCGGTATGACGGCACGCGATTACAAGAAGGCGGTCGGCATCATCGACGTTTTTATAAGCGATGGCCCCCAGACTGGAACGTCAGTCTAGTCGGGATCGCCAATAATCTGCACTTCGGCCGCTCTGATCTTCGGGCACTGCGGCTGGGTGAACTGATGTTCTGGTGTGCGTCCGGCCATCAGTATTCGCAGGAAGTCCGGGCGCATCTGACACAAGAGGTGAGTAATGTCGGGTAGTCTGACGGCACAGTTCGAACTGACGCTGGTCGATCAGATGTCCGGCCCGGTCGGGAAGATCGAGCAGAGCCTCGACCGGCTGAATTCCTTTCTGGACAAGCTGGCGCATAACCCGGCCTTCGACGAGGTCTGGGAGCCGGTTCCGCGCTGCGTGGAACAGACCACGGCGCTCTCGGAAACCTTGGAAGTTGCTTCCTCTGCCGCTACCGGGCTGGGCGAAGGACTGGAGATCGCTGCCACAGCAGCCACGGAAGCTGGCAGCGCCATGGAGATGGCGGCCGAGGGCGCGGGCGCGCTCGATGCTGCCCTGACCCGGACCGGAACCGGCAGCGATGCGGCGGTGATCGGGCTGAATGCCGTCACTGAGGCAGCCGAGCGTACAAGTGCTGCCATAGATCGGGCAAGCCGCGTGCCGGGGATGGGTGCGCCACCGTTCCCGGGGGAAACCCCGCCGTTCGAAAGCGAGCCACGATCTCCAGGAGATGTTCCACAGGAAGAGCGTGAAGAGCGCCCCGGATATGGTCGCAGGGTCTGGGGATCTGTTCATGAATTCGGCCATGCGGCCGAGCACTCCGGCATGCAGTTGATGGGTGCGGCAGGAACCGGGTTGATGTTTATCGAACCCATCCACGCCTCGGCTGATTACCAGAATAATGCGACACATGTCGGGATCACGCTCGGGAAAGAGGGAACGCAGAACGCGGCATTTACGCGAGACTGGGAGCGATATGTCGATCAGCTTGCGCGGACTTACGGGCAGTCATCTTCCGATCTAATGGAAAGCGGTAGCTTTCTCAGCATGGAGGGATATAGCGAGCAGCGGATGCGGGCATTCCTGCCAACGATCGCGCAAATTTCTACAGCCTATAATACCCATCCCGACGCTGTCGGTCGCACCGCGTTCGCGCTTGAGCATTCGCTCGGGATTGACGCAGGCAATTTGCGTATGGGGCTGGCAGAAGTGGCGCGCGTTGGAAAAGAAAGCGCGCTCCCGATGGAAAATCTGGCGACGCTTTTTCCTCAAGTCGCGGCACAGGCCGGGATGCTTGGAGTTCGCGGTGTCGGTGGTGTCGCCGAACTGGGCGGCATGATGGCCGTCATTCGTAAGTCGGTCGGGACCGAGGGTGAGGCAACGACGGACATCCGGGCATTCATGCAGACGCTCACGACCAAACATGGTCAGAAGAGACTTCATGATGTTCTTGGTATCGACGCCATTCATCAGATCTATGAGGATCAGTTGCATGGCAGAAATCCGCTCGAACATATCCTCGACGAGGTTACGGCTATCCGGAATCCGGAGACCAGAATGCGCGCCGTTGCAACTCTGTTTGCGAACGAACAGGATCAGGCATTCACCTCTGCTCTGACCAAGAATATCTCAGAATATCATCAGATCCGTGACCGTATTCATGCCACAACGCCAGAGATGATCGATGCTGACTATCACACGGCACGCTCCAACTCCCAGCTGACACAGTTGAATGCTTTCGAAGATGGTTTGACCCAGACTGGACGTCATATCGGGACCGGATTTGTTCCAACGATGAACGTTCTGACCAGTGGGTTCCATCATCTTCTGGACGCATGGGACGAACTCGACAAGAAAGCGCCTGGGGTGGACACCGCGTTTCTAACTGTCACGGCCGGTGCGCTTGCTCTTGGGACGGGAGTGGGGGTTCTGGGGGCTGCGGCCGGTCCGATGAAGGCAGGGGCCGGGATTATCACTACGGCCCTTGAAGGGATCGGGGTTGCCGGGCTGGCAGCGACGTTCGAAGTAGCTGTTGTTGCGGCGGCCGTGGCAACGGCGGGATACGCGATCTATCACAACTGGGACCACATCAAGGCTACGTTCGTCTCGTTCGAACACTGGGCTGCTGGCTGGGGCGATCGGGTTTCCGGGGTGGTGTCCGGCGCATTCACCCACATGTTTCCTCATTTTCCGGGATCGCCCTCGCTGTCGGGTCCGCTGATCGTACCGACCACTGGCCCAGGCTGGAGCCCGGGTGGAAATCACGGCCCGCTGAAGATCGATATCAGCCATACGCCAGGACTGCATGTCACCACATCTCCGCATCCGGCAGTCCACGCAACCATGCTGCCTTCTGGCGGCCGTATGATGAACAGGCCCTGATATGAGCGGAGCTTTGAGCACTCTGGGCCTTGGGTCTTACACCAATGCCCTGTCAGGCGCCGCCGGGGGAAACCTGATCACAGGCGAGCTTGCTCACCTTCTGGGCACGGCAGCACTGGGTGGTGTGACGTTCGACATTATTGACAGCCGCGAGGCGGCCGGGCGACGTGTGGCGCGCTTTCTGTTCCCGGGGCGGCCAGTCGAAGATCAGAAATTCCAGGACTTCGGCACGATCGATCAGCCGATCCGGATCACGGGCTATCTGGCTGGAGACGATTACGTCCTGCGCGCCCAACGCATGCGGAAAGTTCTGCTGCAGGCGGGGCGGCAGACATTAATCCATCCGTGGTGGGGGCGCCTGAAGGTCCGTGTCATCGAGCCGGGGGAAATACAGTTTTCGGCAACGCGCATCAGGATTGCC